GTAAAGCCAATCAGCCAATGTATAACAGTGGTTTGCCTAAAGTTGGTTACATTTACTTATTCTGTTCAGAGAAGTCAAATGAGAGTACAATGTATTTAGGTGACGATATAGTAAATGCTAAACAACGTGACGCAATAGATAAATTTACTGAGCAAAGCCAAAAATTAATCGCAAAACTCAATGAGGAGTTGGCTTTACTTGATGACCAGAACAGAGGCCTTAGTTATTACCAAAGAGACATGTGGCAACAGAGCGGCGGTGCTAAGTATACAGACTACTTCAAACATGAGAACAAAACACTATGCGAAGGGAAAGTTGAGCAACTATTTAATGACACTGAAACCAGTAAATAAAAACATAGCAAATGTCACAATCGAGCAGATTGAAGAACATAAGGTTATAAACAACACTCAGTTAAACAAAGACCTAGAAAACTTGTTTAAATTTAATGCTGGCGAAAATAAAAACAACTTTTACGGTAATCCTTTCCTCTATCACTTTCAATTTAAAAATCTAATTAAGTGCCACCGCGAAGGTGGTGATACTATTTACGATGTATATAACAGCAAAGAAAAGTGGGATAAACTAATTGAATCCGCAAGAAAACGTAACAGAGGTGGCAAATCTGCCGCAGGAAATGTATTTGAATGCTTTAGGATTAACTTAGGCTCAGTTGTAATGTTTAAAAGCACTACAGCAAAGTATCTATATCAGAAGTACAATGCTACAAGTGTACTAGATCCTACAGCCGGTTGGGGTGGTAGAATGTTAGGTGCGTGGGCATTAGGTATTGATTACACAGGCATTGATACTAATGTCAATATGAAGCCAGCATACGACGGCATGATGGATATGCTAGACAGCAAGACCCCAGCAGTATTTGAAAAGCCTAACTTACAAATGATATGGCAAAGTGCGTTAGATGTAGACTTTAGTAAAATTGATTACGACTTTGTGCTAACATCGCCGCCTTATGTGAACTTAGAGATATACGAACACATGGAGCCATGGGAATCAAATGAAAAGTTTTATACTGAATTCTTTATTCCGCTATGGCAAAAGTGTATTGATAATATTAAAGTAGGTGGTACTATTTGTTTTAACATATCACCTAAGATGTATGACGATGCTGTTTCGTTTGGTCTTCCTGTATGCGAGGATGAAGAGGATCTTAAACAGCAACTAGGTCAGCAAACAGGCAAAAAGAAACAAGACAAAATTTATATCTGGTTTAAAAAGTGAACACTTACACGATTGATGGATTAGAAGTAGTTTACATACCAAATGCGTTTTCTAATGATGTATTACGCAAATGGGAAGACTTCTATCGAACTGTAGCATTTTATAACTGTGGTGGTAACACCGAAGCAGATGCTAATCACTATTTTACAGCAGGATTGAACTTAGTAGACTACATTAATATTTTCCCTGTAAGTGATGTAATAGAACATGCTAAATTGATATCACCTGATTGTAAAAAGTCATCATATCAAAAATCATATATAAATGCTATTAGGTCCAACCAAACATTTGAACCACACAAGGATAGGTATGAACTTGGTGAAAACGAATTCTATACTATAGCATTATGGTTTGGTAATCCACATTGGGACTATGTTTCCGGTGGATCTTTGGTACTTGGTGATCAGCAGGACTTTAATATCCCTAATAGATACAATGATCTAGTGATATTTCCAGGCCAACTGCTACATAGCATGGAATCGCACACTTCAAACCTTACTAGAGTTACAGTTTATTCTGCTTTTACTAATCAATTCAATAACTTAGCAGGCGAAATAAATCGTATAAATGTGTGGTAAGAGGTTGACCTCGACCCCCTATTTTGCTATAATATGCACATAGTAACAAAATAAGAATGTAGGAGTTTTTATGTATAACATTTATCAAATCAAGATCAGCAAAGAAGTTTCAGATTACGTCAACGCCAATGGCAATGGCCATTCAGGTGGTGAATCTAAGTATCCGATCTACGAAGCATATATGAGATTGATGCATGGACGAGGTGATGATTATACCGCTAAGTTCAAGGACACAGATTTCCAACACTTTACTAAAGTTTGTGAAGTTAAGAAAGACGGCGGACTTGTTGACGGCGATGGCGAAAAATGGTTAGTTCGTAACCTAGAAGATGTGTTTGCTGTTCTTAATGGTAGATACTTTGATGAGGACACTAACGAAGATGTTGTTCATGAAAATCATGTTAGTGGTTACAAAATGAAAACAATCACTCGTAAGGACGGAGAAGTTGTTACTTACCGTGACATGCACTCTCTAAGTGTTGGCGACATTGTTGAAGATGTTGATAACGGTACATTCCACATTGTTGCTGGAATGGGATTTAAAAATATTACTGCACAAATAATAGAAGCAGTACAGGTAGCATAACAATGGAATTAGTTGAATCAATGATTTACACTCTACGCTATTTAGATAAGTTTAGTGCTAGGGCAGGTAATCATGATTGGGTTTCCGATTCAATTGAATATTCAGATGATAATGTGTTTGAGAGGTTGGATGATCTACAGGAATTAGGTTACCTAGTAGAACTTTCATTTAAATATAAAGTAAAAAAAGATACTAAAGAGGTTGACCTCAACCCACAATTTTAGTATAATAGTTGTATATTAAATAATTTACGTAGGAGTAATTATATGTCAGAAGTAAGAACAGTAAAATTAAGCAGAGCAAAGACACACTTGAAACGTGCCTTTGCTAAAAAACGTCCAGTGTTTCTTTGGGGTCCTCCAGGAGTTGGTAAATCCGACATCCTAGCTCAGATAGCCGAGGAAGGTAACAACCTTTTAATCGACTTGAGAATGGCTTTATTAGATCCAACTGATATCAAAGGATATCCGTACAGGGACGAAACAGATAACAAAATGAAGTGGGCGGCACCTGCCGAACTACCTTCAGAAGAACTTGCTAGTCAGTATGAAACTGTCTACTTGTTCTTAGACGAATTGAACTCAGCACCTCCTAGTGTACAGGCAACTGCTTATCAGTTGATCCTTAACAGACGTGTTGGTAATTATGTACTACCTGATAATGTAGTACTTGCGGCGGCTGGTAACAGAGACACTGATAAAGGTGTTACTTACAGAATGCCTAGTCCACTTGCTAACAGGTTCCTTCACTTAGAAGTAGAAGTTAACCACAGTGATTGGCAGACTTGGGCAGTTGACTTTGGCATCATTCCAGATGTTGTTGGTTACTTGGCTTTTGCTAAACAAGACCTTTTTGACTTTGATCCTAAGAGTTCAAGCAGAAGTTTTGCTACTCCAAGAAGTTGGGCATTTGTTAGTCAGATGCTTGAAGGCAGTGACATGAGTCATGATGAAGAAATGGACATTGTTACAGGTTTGGTCGGTGAAGGTATGGCAATCAAGTTTATGAACCATAAGAAGAATGCCGCTAACCTTCCTAAGCCATCTGATATACTTTCAGGTAGTGTTAAAGAATTGAAGAAACTAGAGATTTCTTCCAAGTATGCTCTTACAGTAGGTATGAGTTATGAACTTAAGAATATCCAAGACGAAGGGAATGATAAGCAACTCACAGAGTCGTTTAATAACTTCATTAACTTCTTAATGGACAATTTCGAACCAGAAATGTGTGTACTAGGGTGTAAGATTGCACTTAGTGAGTACGACATTGATGTAGATTTTGCTGATGTAGATCGTATCGACGAGTGGGTTGACAGGTACGGCAAATACATGAACATCGGCTCATAGTTAGTCCTTGTGTCGCCAGTTACTCCTACAACCTACAACGAAGCGGCACAGACTACGGGGGGATCTAAACAGGTCCCCCCACCTTTTTACCCAAATAATAGGTTGACCATAGTAGGTTTTTTTAGTATAATATAAGTATAGTTTGTAGGAGAACTTCAATATGACAACATTTACAGCAGAAGAAACAAAAGATAGGCTAATTACATCAAGAGTTCAATTGTTACTTAACAATGGATTCTTTGGTAACTTGGCTACAAGGTTACAATTACAAGACGCATCAGACTGGTGCCCTACTGCCGCAACAGATGGCAGATTCTTCTTTTATAACAAAGAATTTATTGACTCACTTGATGACGAGGAGTTAATATTCTTGATGGGGCATGAAGTTCTTCATAATGTTTACGATCATATGGACAGACGAGGTAGCAGAGATCCACGTCTTTGGAACATAGCAAATGACTATGTTGTAAACATGGACTTGGTAGAAAATAATATTGGTAAGAAGATTACCAAAGTTCAAATCTGCTTTGATTACAAATATCAGAATATGTTTTCAGATGAAGTTTACGATGACTTGTTTGAGAATGCTGAGCAAGTTACAGAAGAAACACTTGACATGCACTTAGACTTTAGCGATGGCGAAGACGGTGATGGACAATCTGCTCAAGGTAATGCTCAAGGTGGAGACGACGACAAAAAAGGACCACCACAGTATTCAGAGGAAGAGCGTAGACAGATCCAAGATGAAATGAAAGAAGCAATTATGAATGCGGCGAAGAGCGCCGGTAACAAAGATGTACCTAGAGGTGTTAGAAAGATGATTAAAAATCTTACTAATCCTGAGTTAGATTGGAGAGAGTTACTTGCTACTAATATTCAAAGTGTTGTAAAGAATGACTTTACATTTATGAGGCCTGCTAGAAAAGGTATACAAGAAGGTGTTTACTTACCTGGTATGGATTACGATCAAGACTTAGATGTATTTTGTTTTATTGATAGTTCCGGTTCTATGGGCGACGACATGCTTAGAGACCTTTGTAGCGAAGTAAAAGGTATCATGGAGCAATATACAAACTTTGTATTAAGACTTTGTTTCTTTGATACAGACACTTACACCATACACGAATTTGATGCTAGTAATGTAGATGAAATACATGACATTGAAATTGAAGGTGGTGGCGGTACTGAGTTTGATTGTATGTTTGATCGTCTTAAAGCAGAAGACATTATACCGCAGAAGTTGATTGTATTCACAGATGGCTACCCATGGGGCAGTTGGGGTGATGAAGATTACTGCGATACTTTGTTTATTGTACATGGTTCAGGCTATGGTGGTAGAACACCAGTTTCACCATATGGCGTAACTGTTAAGTATAAGGCTAACGAAAGATCATAATGATTAAGAGAAGTAAAAAACTCACAGGAATAGAATACCAAGGTTTACTTGGTACTCCTACTTATGAAAGTATGTTACAAAATAAACTTGAAGTGTTTCAATCAACCAAGGACGACGAAACCCTTTGGGATTTACTTGATCACTTTGATGTAAATGCGTCAGGCGTATTTCATATGACCACTATAGGTAACGATAATATTTGGCGTATCTATTTTGAAAATACTGGAGACTGTAATGCCTTTGTACAACTATTCCAAGCAACTGGCAAAGAAACCGAAGTAACACCTAATATTGAGTCAATTGTAGTAAATACTACACATGACACAGAATAAAGATCTTTGGTCCTGTAATGAATGGGACCCACTTAAAGAAGTAATCATTGGAACAGCCATAGATGCTAATATACCCAATGGTGACCTCTCACACCACGCAACCAACTACGCCAATTTAAGTCCTGAAGAGTATGCTAAAATGCCTAAGGGTAGATATCCAGAGCATGTATATCACGAAGCAGAAGAGGACTTAGACGCAATGTGCAACGTTTTAAGCAACGATTTTGGTGTTAAGGTACATAGACCTAACCTAGATGCTGTAGACTTTACAGCAGACGTTAGCAACGGGCATTGGGTGTCTAATCAATACGAAGCATACTGCCCACGTGATAGTGTTACTGTAATAGGTGACAAAATTATAGAAGGTGCTATGAGTTTGAGAGCAAGGTACCATGAAACCTTTCTATTCCGAGACCTCTTTATGGATAAGATGATGGAAGGTGCTAATTGGTTACAGATGCCTAAACCTATGCTACAAGATGACTTGTTTAAAATACAGCCGGGCAGAGACCCAAGTGTAAACAACAATGAACCTATACTAGACCCTGCTAACCTCATACGCATGGGTTATGATATACTGTACCTTATATCCAATACGGGTAATGAAATGGGTGCTAAGTGGTTACAGAACGCTCTAGGCCCCGACTTTAGAGTACACAAGATGCATGACTTATATAGTTGGGCTCATGTAGACAGTACCATTATGCCACTGAGACCTGGATTAGTTATACTTAATGCCAGCAGAGTAGATCAGGATAAAGTTCCTGAGATATATAAGAAATGGGACAAGATTTGGTACACAGAAGAAATGTGTGTAGGACAACCATGCTTAGAAGATTATGCTCCAGCAAGTAGTTGGATAGGTATGAATGTACTAAGTGTTGATCCTCAGCATGTTTTGGTGCCTAGCGAAGAAGTTCCGTTAATGAAAGAAATGGAAAAGCATGGTGTAACACCTGTTCCTGTACAGATGCGCCATATGAGAACCCTAGCAGGAGGCCCACATTGTGTGAGCACAGACCTAGTCAGAGAGGGTAAATTAGAGAATTATTGGCGATAATATCGCTTGACTTATGGTTGCTTTTTTAGTATAATTGCAACATAAGTTAGTAGGAGTTAACGGTTTGGAATTACCATTAGAAAATTATAAAGGTTTGCTTGTTGTAGGAGATGTACACTCAGTATTCTCTGATTTTGCTACATCTTACTCTTATGCTCGTAAAAATAACCTTTACTACTTACAACTTGGAGATGTCATTGACTACGGTCCTAAACCTTTAGAGAGTCTTTTACTTGCTAAAGAAATATTAGATAGCGGCCACGGAATGATTATTCAAGGAAACCACGATAACAAAATGTATCGTTGGGCAAAGGGCAATGATGTTAAATTAGGTAAGTCACAGAGAGACACTCTAGCAAGGGTAGACTTTGGTATTGATTTGTTTAGAGACCTTATGTTAGAAGTAGGTCCTAGAATGCCTTTTTATGCGTCATTCAAAAACTTCTTCTTTACGCACGGTGGAGTACATCCAGAGTTTTGGGCAGAAAAGAAGATCACCAAGAAGTCGATAGAGAGTACATTCTTGTACGGGCAAGTTGATAACTCTAAAACTGTAATGTGGCAAGGACAACCGTATGCTCATAGAGTGTATGATTGGACAGATCATTTACCAAAAGGGCAAATTGTATTTGTTGGACACGACAGGTCACCGTTAAAAAGCGAACCTGATTTTGTTAACAACTTAAAAATGCCGTTGGTATATTACACTAAGCAAGAGGAAAGAGTTATCTTTATGGATACTGGTAGTGGTAAGGGCGGAACCTTAAGTGGTGCCAAATTGACCTTTAATAACTTCAACCAACTTGCAATTGACACCTTTTTATCGTTCACTTAAAAACCCAAGTTAATAAATACTAGAGTAAATACCATTGGAGGAAAAAATGGCAAAGAATGACAATACAGAAATTGTTGAAGAAGCAGTAGCACCGGAAACCGAAGCACCACAAGGTGATCAAGGTCCAGCATTAAGTTTAGAAGAACTTAGTATGTTAATGCAAATTGTAGACTTAGCAGTACAAAGAGGAGCCTTTAGAGGTAACGAGATCTCACAAGTTGGAGCAGTTTATGATAAACTAAATGCTTTCTTGGGAGCAGTTGCTAAGGCGAATCAACCGGAAGAAGGTGAAGCACCGGTAGAACAAGAAGCGACACCAGAGGAGGAATAATATGGCAGATATAATGAAGCACGTTGCTGAATGGAATAATCGCAAATGTTTAGTTTTATTTAGAGAAGTACCTGGAGAACCTGAAAACGCATTAGTTGTAATGTCAGGAGAATTAGGAACTACTCAACATGACGAACTGATCAAAGAAGTCGATTCACTTGAAGCACAGAATAACAATAACTTGGCTGACGTACTAAACGGCAGAAACTTTAGTGATGGCAGAATAATGCTTAAAGCATTACACGAAGATAAACTAATTACCAAAGTTCCTGTTAGCGAAATAGTAATGTTACCTACTGTTAAAGATAGAGTTAATCTAGCAGATCTCAATTCGGCTATTGCTGAAATTGAAAAAGGTAAAGAGATGGATAAACCTGCTCTTGCTGATACATCAGTACAAGATGCTGTTAATCAGATCGAAAGACCTAAGCAACTATCTGGAAGAGAGGCTGAAGAGCAAAAAGATATCGCAGAAGGATTACTAAGACAAGCAGACCTTATTGAATCAGATATTGCTAACGTTCAAAATCAAATGATGGCAGACGCAAATAGCAAAAGAGAAGAAGCCTATGCAAGGGCGCCGGAACTTAAACCAGCACCTAAACCAGGCAGACCAAAAAAATCAGCAATTAAGAAGTCGTAGAGTATATGGGAAAGAGAAAAATAATTCTCACCCATAACTCTAAATTAGGTAACTTTGATAAGATGCTTAAAGAAGTATTTCCGTCATCGATACCTAAACAGTATGTTGATAAACTTATTATTACCAATAACGATGGTAATATATCTGAGATATTGGGCGAACAATTAGAAGGTGCTATACCATTAGACCCTAACCATGCCTCGCCATTATCACATATATGGAATAAGGAAACTAAGACAGTCGAAATATATCTTAACTTACAAAAAGTAGAAGATATAGTTGTATCGAGTGTTAACGAAATATTTAAAAACGCAAACTTAAAATAATGTTTTACTTACCAGAACAAGACTTACTTTTTATACACATTCCGCGAACAGGCGGAAGATCATTTACTATGTTCTTAGAGAACTATGGTACTAATACTGACATAGAAATATTTGATCAGTTTAGTCCTGTTAGTACCGTTTGTCATTACTTTGATAACCCAGATGCTAATCACAAAATGGCTATGGTAAGAAATCCATATGATAGAGAAGTCAGTCTATGGCGTTGGGGTAGAGAAGGACCACTAGCGGCCTCTGATATGTCGTTTGAGTATTGGTGTAATTGGAGATTCAAAGGCAAGCCTAAAGATGTATCTAATTTACTAACATACCTTGATCCTGTAACTGTTACAAGTTTATGGGCAATGCACAAAACACCGCAGATATATTATCTAGTAGATGAAACTACAGCACCAAGAGTTGATTACATTGGCTGTTTTGAACGCATGGAAGAAATGTATGATTATACTAGAAAACGATTCCACGAGAATTATGGGTATGTTAAACATGTAGCAATGCAAAATACTACTCCACATAGGAACGAACTTAATAAAGGTCTTCTGCCATGGCAAAAAATATATGAGCAATGCGATAATACTGATCAAGTTCTTGACATGATATATAATTTTTATAAATGGGACTTTGATACATTTGGTTACAATAAAGATTGGTTAGTTGAAGATACTTCGCCAAGCAAGAATACTGGACTACTGCCTAAACCTTCATCAGACCCATACGCAGAAATGATGGACAACTGGCCGTTAAAGAAGTATTATGGCGATAGAGGTATACAATTATTACACGATAGTATCAGTTATCGCTTTATGCCAGAGGGCAGAAATAGAGGTGTTTTCTTACAAAATACTTCTAAACTTAAAGTTAACGACGTAATACTTAGGGACTAATACCCAAATTAATTAAAAAAATACCACTTTTTCTGGTAAAAAAGGTTGACCTCATGGCAATATTTTAGTATAATATGCACATAGTTTAACAAAAGATGTAGGAGTTTTTTTAATATGGGCATAAACACAACACTAGTCATTAACACACAGTACAAAGAAAACTACGGTGATGATCAGAATCCACACTGGAAGTTCAAGGGCGGTACAACGTACTTTGTTACTGATCTTACTGATCAGCAAGTTGCTAAAATAGAAGCAACTGGTATTCCTACACTTACTAACCTCATTGAATATAACAATGGTGGTTCTCAAGAGTATGTGCTAGACTACGAAGTTAGAGAACTTGGTAAGAGCGGTGATGGTAAAGGCCCAATGTGTGAGCACTGGGAAACACCAGTTCAGTTCCGTTGGGGTGGAGACAGATGGTTAGCACAGACTAATCATACTCCACGTGACGAGGACAACTTTTGGAGACGAGGAATTATTTCCAAAGCAGAGCAGTGGATTCCACTCGCTGGAGCAGAGCGTTCTGACTATAAGTGTCAGTTCAAGGTTGCTAATGGTTGGTTCGACGCAAACGACCCGCAACTAAAAGTTGAACTAGAAGGAGAGGTAGCATAATGATTACACAAAGAAATACAACTGTATTAGCCTCAGACTATCAAAGTACTGAGCAACTTCAAAAGTTTCTTAAACATTGTACAGGTGCTGTAATGACTCCTGTTCAAGGTAAGTACGACACTTTTTGGATACACGGTGATAAGAGAGGAACATATCATCAAAAGAAATACTACAAAGTTGAATTTGGTTTTGTAGAGCAAGTTTCTTATACACCTAACAGACAAGTTAGAGAAGGTTACGGATTTGATATTCAGACACCAGGCGATCTTAATGGTTGGGAATTGATGGGTGAGTATCGCTCAATGATCAAAGAAGCAATGGCTGATTACAAAGTAAAACAAAAGGAGAATGTATGAACCCATGGAACATTATACAAAAACTAGAGAGCAATAATAGTTCTCTATTCAAGCAAGACGTTATCGAACAAGAAATGGATTCAGTATTCATTGATGGTGCTACAAAGTGCCTTGACCCATTAATTACTTTTGGTGTTAAGCAAGTACCGTTCAGTGAGCAAGATGGCGATGGCATTACTTTTGATGAATTCAATGACCTTGCTACAGACTTAGAGTTTAGACAATTAACAGGACATGCGGCTCGTGATGCCATACAGGCACTTTGCGATAAAGCAACTAACGAGCAATGGAACGATTGGTACAGACGAATACTAATCAAAGACCTTCGTTGTGGTACTGGTGCTAAACTTATTAACAAAGTTAAAAAAGATACTATTCCACTATTTGGTTGTATGTTAGCACATGACGGTGCTAAACATCCTAAGAAGATTGCTGGAGTATGTTATATTGAATACAAATACGATGGCGTTAGAGTTATTGCTATTGTGCGAAACGGTGATGCTACATTGTATTCACGTAATGGTAAGTTACTAGAAAACTTTCCACACATTAACGAAGCATTAAGTAAGCCAGAGTTTGAAGGCATGGTATTTGATGGCGAAGTAATGAGCGAAGACTTCCAGACACTTATGAGACAAGTACACAGAAAAGAGGGTGCTCAAACTGAGGATTCATATCTTGCTGTATTTGACATGCTAACACTAGCAGAGTTTAACGAAGGCGGCACTACAATGAGTGCTATTGATAGACGTGATAGGCTAACTCAGTTAAGCAGTTTGTTTAACTACAGAATACAGTTAGTTGAAGCAACACTTGTTAACCTTGACTTAGACGAAGGACAAGCACAATTCAAAGCAATGAATAAACTTGCGTTAGAAGAAGGCTATGAGGGTCTAATGATTAAACCCGCACACGATGGCTATAAATGTAAACGTAGTCATGCTTGGTTAAAGATCAAACCTTTTATTGAAGTAACACTCACAGTGGTAGGCGTTGAAGAGGGTACAGGCAAAAATGCTGGTATGCTTGGTGCGTTTATTGTTGAAGGTAACGATGATGGCAAAGACTTCCACCTTAATGTTGGCAGTGGCTTAACTGATGACATGCGTAAGGATGTTTGGGCAGTTAAGGATGCTGTAATTGGACAGTTAGTTGAGATTAGAGCTGATGCGGCAACACAAAGCCAAGACGCTGATAATGTTTGGAGCCTTAGGTTTCCAAGATTTAAAACATTCCGTGGCTTTGAAATAGGAGAAAAGTTATAATGGCTTGGCAGAAAGATTTTTTAGTTGAGGAAAAACCTCATATGGATGGTACTTGGGGAGGCACTCATCGAGTGTATTCTTTCCCTAATGGTTATGGAGCAAGTGTTATACCAGAATATAAAGAGTTAACAACTAAAGACGGTAGGTATCGTAGAGCACCTATCAAAGGCTGTTGGGAAGTAGCAGTTCTATTTCAAGATGAACTTTGCTATACAACACCTCTTACTGATGATGTTATTCGTAGACTCAATGACCCAGAAGTAGATGATATCCTGATTAAAATACGCAATCTAAATAGTTAGGTAAATATTGGTATGGACCAAAAAATAATCGATATTCTCAGCAGAGAAACACAACGACAAGACAATACAATTGAACTCATAGCAAGTGAAAACTATGCCAGTGAGGCAGTGATGGAATTAAGCGGAAGTATATTTACAAATAAGTATGCTGAAGGTTATCCAGGAAAACGATACTATAATGGTTGCGACCACATGGACGAAATTGAAACCATGGCAATCGAAGAAGTTACTAAACTGTTTGGTTGTAACTTTGCTAATGTGCAACCACATTGTGGAGCAAATGCCAATACAGCAGTATACCAAGCATTTTTAGAACCTGGTGACAAAATACTAGGTATGGATTTAGCAAGTGGAGGACATTTAAGTCACGGTTCTCCTCCTAATATTTCAGGTAAAATTTATCAAGCACATCATTATGGCGTAAACGAAGATGGTTTATTAGATTACGATGCTATAATGGATCAAGCAAAAGAAGTTAGGCCGCAGATGATTGTTGCTGGTGCTAGTGCATACCCAAGACAAATAGATTGGGCCAAGTTTAGAATTATAGCAGACGAAGTAAATGCTTTTTTATTAGTTGATATGGCGCACTACAGCGGTCTTGTAGCAGGTAAATGCTACGATAGTCCTATTCAGTATGCCGATGTAGTAACAAGTACAACACACAAGACGTTACGCGGTCCTAGAGGCGGTATTATACTGTGGAACAAAGAAGAATACAGCAGACGTATTAACAGTGGTATATTCCCTGGCACACAAGGCGGCCCATTAATGAATATGATTGCCGCTAAAGCACAATGTTTTGTTGAAGCAAATTCTTCTGCATTTGGCATGTATGCAAATGACGTATTAGTAAATGCTAGAGCATTTGCAGAACAACTTACAGCAAATGGATTTGAATGCTTGACAGGAGGCACAGATTCGCATATAATATTACTTGACTTAACAAACAGAGGAATGAGCGGTAAGTCCGCGGCAAACTTGTTAGAAATGAATGGTATCACAGTTAACAAAAATGGTATACCAAATGACCCTAGAAGTTTTACAGAAACAAGTGGTATCAGATTAGGTACTGCGGCTGAAACAACTAAAGGCCATGACACTCAATGGTTTAGAAATTTAGCAGATGAGATGGCTGATATTATATAATGAAAAAGAAAGAAGAAATGCTAGTAATCACAATGGAAGAATGTGGTGAACTAATTCAAGCATGTAGTAAGATGATTCGTTTTGACGAGCCATGCGATACAAAGCAGTTACAAGAAGAAATAGGTGACGTTATGTGTATGATAGAAATACTCAAAGATGGCGGACTTGTAACTGAAGAACAAATACAAAGGCGTGTGAAAGTAAAAAAAGAAAAACTAATGGAATGGAGTTTATTGTTTCGTGAAAATTGATTTTGATGTAGATATTGATATGGCTAATAGAGATGATTTATTGCGTCTTATTAATCATACTCCTGCAAGTATTTGTAAAGACAGCAATTACAATAAACACAACACAGGTGTATATTTACAGAACATTCCTTTCTTTCCAGTAGAAGGTTTCAGCACAATAGACCACAAACAAGCAGAAGAGGACGGATGGTTTAAATTAGACGTACTCAATAACAGCATATATAAAGATGTCAAAGATGAAGCACACTTAGATAGACTGTTAGCAACAGAGCCTATGTGGGAATTGTTTGAACATGAAGAAGTTGTAGAAAAACTATTTCATATTAATAACCATTATGATATTGTTAAACAGCATTTACCTACAAGTGTTGAACAACTAGCAATGATTCTTGCACTGATAAGGCCAGGTAAAAGATACTTGGTTGGTAAAAGTTGGGAAGAAATAGAAGCAAGTGTTTGGACTAAAACACAAAATGATACTTATTTCTTTAAAAAGTCTCACTCATATTCTTATGCTGTAGCAATTATTGTGCAACTTAATTTGTTGTGTGAAGGTTAGTTAGTCAGTCTTTCTAACTAGTTGAATAGAACGTCTCTTAACTCTTTTCTTAATTAAATTCTGTAAACTAGTAACAGGTCCAAACAAAATTTCTACATCTTTCATTGCAAAAGTTTTTAAGAAAGGATAAAACGGTTTCATCTCATGATGTAAAAACACATCTATAGGTAGCATACGATTAGATTCCCACCACCAAATATTACCAAGTTCTAAAAACTCACGTTTTAAATCTTTACTTCCAATCATATCGGCATCATAAAATGTGAGTATCTGGTTGTCAGTGTTTACCACTATTCCAACATACTCGTTGCCAGCATATTTAATGCCTGTTAAAAATTCGATTTCGGTAGTTATTTCTGTCATGCAACTGTATTTACCAAATACAAAATCAGATAAATACAGTTATGAGCAACTTTACAGCAAAACTGTACTCTTTTGACACTATAGTGGATTTAGTGGCAACAGATACACAAATTATTTTGGATAACAGACCTATGAACAGCAGAAAATTAAAAGTCCATAAGGGTGTTAACAACGAATTACTTTTTAGCATCACAAATAAGGACAGAAAAAAAACAAACGTTTTTGCAGACAACTTGTATGCATATATCGTCTCACCAACAAACAAAGGAAGACTAGTTACTAAGAAATTAGAACATACGTCTGATGTTGGTGTTGTAAAATTAATATTAACAGACGGTGATTTACAGAATGTTAAGCAAGGCTTATATCATATGCATATAGTTAAGAATGATCAAAACGACCAAACTTACCTACCTTTGTATAGTGATCAGCAAGGCAATGCTAGAATTGAAATAGAAGTAACAGACCAAGTAGTCCAAGATCCTGTTGCAACACAAGAAGACCTTACATTCTTGCAAACTGCAGATACTGATACTGGCGCTAATGCAAATGTTTACGTTTCTAATGCTATGTACGGTAACCTAGAAAAGAATTTTCAAAATTGCCAGCATACTGTAGCAGTATATCCTACTTCTGCATATACAGGACAAGTAACAGTCCAGGCTAGCCTAATTTCAGGTGTACCAGATTCGGATGATACAAGTAACGATTGGTTTGATGTAAAACACATTGATATGACTGCAAACACACAAATTAGAACATCAACATTTACTGTTAGTGCTAATTGGATTAGAGTAGTTAGTAAGCCAACTGTGAGTGACACAACTGCTAATTTAACTAAAGTTTTACTAAGAAACTAGTTGACTTTTGTATTAACTATGCTATAATAACGCATGGTCGAACACATTGTAGAATCTGTACATAGGTTATTATTAGATAACTTACCCGTTAGAACGAATACTACTCCAAGTGGTTGGAGGACGTTTGATTGTCCTATGTGTTCTGATACAAGAAAACGTGCAGGCATTATCACAGGCGGTCCTAAAATAAGTTATCACTGTTTCAATTGCAGTTACACTACAGGCTGGAGTCCTACTCCTCACTTAGGAAGAAAGTACAGAGAACTAGCAGACAAGTTAGGTGCAGATTCTAAGACAATTCATGACGTACAAATATCGCTTATGCAGAATAGTGAACTTTTACAAGACACTGACACAAACGATTATGTCTATAACTTCAAAGCATTCGAAACAATTGAACTTCCAGAAAACACAGAAATGGTTGAATCATTACCTGACGGCAATCCATTAAAAGAGTATGCCAGAGACAGAGGCATACTAGGTATATATCCGCTACTGCATATAAATGACTTACCAAACAGAAAGAGAATAGTTGTTCCATTTACATATAACAGCGAACTAATAGGTTGGACAGCAAGGCATATTGCACCACCAGATAAAGAGACACCTAAATACTTACATAACATGCCAAGTGGTTATGTGTTTA